GCGCGGAGCTTTCACCACGCTTTCGTGTATTCGAGGCGGTGTTGAATTTCAACGCATTCGCGTACGACGGGTATGTGTTTTAAGTTGCATCGGGCCTACTGACTTTCGTGGTCACTCAGACTGACAACCCTAGCGCCGTGAGGCGGCGCACGGCCTCTGGGCGGTTGGGCTTCGGGTCGGGCTGTTTTGCGATCCAAGCATCAATCGCGGCGAGCTGATCGGGCGGATACCGCACACCCACAGTCGTGGCTCCGACCTTGGGGCGACCGCGCGATTTTCTTTCGAAAGGTATTGCCTCGGACATAATAACTGTCTAAAGATAATGGCGGACCGAAGCAAGGCTCCAACCTCGCTCCGGTCCTAACTCAAACCAGGGATGGAACCCCGTGGCCCAAGCTGAATCGACCATACCACGGCGCACGCTGTTCGCGGCGCTCCTGGCGGCGCCCATCGTCGCCACGCCCATGAAGCCTGCGGCCATGCCCGCGCTTCGCCCCGGCAACATCTGGGTGCAGGTCCCGGAACAGGCCTGGGGCCAGTTCCTCGAAGCCGCCCGCGCCCTTGAGAGCTTCGGCCAGCGCTGATGTCTCTCCTGGCCTTCCTGAAGCGCTTCCCCGACGATGACGCCTGCTGGGCGCATCTTGAGGCGGCGCGCTGGCCTGACGGCCCGTCCTGCCCCAAATGCGGCAGCGTGCGGTCGCACCAGGTGGGCCGCCCCCACTATCGCCGCTGCACCGACTGCCGGGCCAAGTTCACCGCCGCCCACGGCACGCCGTTCGAAGGCACGCACCTGCCGCTGCGGGTGTGGTTCACCGGCATGTATCTGGTCGCCGCGTCGTCCAAGGGCGTGTCGTCGGTCAAGCTGGCCGAGCAGCTGGGGATCACCCAGAAGACAGCGTGGTTCCTGGGTCAGCGCATCCGCCGGATGATGGACGACCGCGAGGGGATGCTGAGCGGCATCGTCGAGGCCGACGAGACGTACCTGGGTGGCAAGCGCCGCAAGGACGCCAAGAGCCAGCGGGACGGCGATGACGACCAGCCCAAGGGCCGGGGCGGCAGCCGCCGCACCATGGTCACGGTGGCGGCCGAGCGCGGCGGCCGGGCGCGCGCCAAGCGGGGGATGACCCACTCGGCCCGGACCATCGCCACCTTCGTCTATGAGAACGTATCCCGCGAGGGGACCATTCTCTGCACCGACGAGCTTCCGGCCTATCGCTGGATCGGCCGCAAGTTCGACCGCCACCTGCGGGTCAACCACTCCAAGGGCGAATACGCCCGCTATGACGGCGGCCCGGTCGTCGCCCACTCCAACACCGCAGAATCGTTCAACGCGACGGTGAAGCGTGCCATCATCGGCGTGTGGCATTGGTTCTCGAACAAGCACACGGATCGGTACCTGACCGAAATCGCCTTCCGCTGGAACGAGCGCAAGGCGGACACGGCCTCGCGGATCGACACCATGCTGCACACCCAGGGCCAGCGCCTGCGCTGGCGCGAGCTGGTCGCCTGAGCCCGGACCCGATCACGCGCGGCTGGCAATGCCGCCTCTATCCTAACCGGGAGCAGTCCCGACTGCTGGACCTTTGGGCCAACCATGCGCGCGGCGCCTGGAACAGGCTGCTGGGCGAGGTGGTCCGCCAGTACGAGGCGGACGGGACGTTCCTCTGGAAGGCCGACCTGCAAAAGCTGGCCGTCGCCTGGAAGCATGAGCCGGAGACGGCGTGGTTGGCCGAACTGCCCGCCCACACCCTGCTGGACGTCTGTGCGCGCCTGGACAAAGCGCTGCGGCGGATGCTGAGCGAGCGCAAGGCCGGCCGCCAGTGCGGCTTCCCGCGCTTCAAGAAGAAGCGCTGGGGCGAAGGCTCCGTCTACTTCGTCAACCAGAACACTCGCCTGGATCAGAACGGGCGCCATGCCCGACTTCCCAAGCTGGGGATCGTGCGGACCCGTGGCGGCAAGCCGCCGGTCGGCCGCCTACTGGGGAGCCGCGCCGTCCGCGACGGCGACCGCTGGCTCCTGTCGGCTCAGATCGAATGCGAGGCGCCCGAGCCTATGGCGGCCACGGGCGCCCGTCTGGGTATCGACGCGGGCCTGAAGTCGCTGGTCACCACCTTCGACGGGACGGGCTTCGAGACGGTCAAGCCGCCCAGGCCGCTTAAGGCGGCGCTGCGGCGGCTGGCGAAGGCGCAGCGCATCATGGCGCGGCGTCAGAAGGGTTCGGCCCGCCGGGCCGCTCAGGTGCGCCGTGTGGCGGCCCTGCACCGCAAGGTGCGTTGCCGCCGCCTGGACCACCTTCATCAGGTTTCACATCGGCTGACAGCCAAAGCCGATGTTCTCGTGGTCGAGACCCTGGACGTTCGGGCCATGGCCCAGACGCCCTACCTCGGCCAGCAGGTGGCGGACGTGGCGATCGGCTCTCTGCTTCGCTTCGTGACCTATAAGGCCGCGTGGCGAGGTCGGGAGTTGATCGCCGTCCCGTCCGAATACCCCAGCACCCGCACATGCAGCGGGTGCGGCGCGCTGAACGACATGCCGCTCACCAAGCGGCGGTACTCGTGCGGCTGCGGCGTCAAGCTGGGGCGGGACGAGAACGCCGCCATGAATCTCTACAGGTACCCGGAGGAACCGGGGAACCGCGCCAGCGATGGCGCAACGCGCGTGGAGAGTGCGACCGCTGAGGGGATCGCCCCATCAAGTCGGCTCATTGAAACGCGAATGCTCGGCTCAGTGGGTGACCACGAAAGTCAGTAATTCCGAAATGACCGAAGCGGAGCGAAGGGACATCGGCCGCACCCGACGGCTGGTGTTCCAGAACCTGGCGAACGGCCTCGCGCCCGAGCAGGTCATGGCGGCCCTGCGATTGTCCGAGCTCGAGGTCGACAAGGCCCGGCGGACGGTCTCGCGCAAGATCACCGAATACCTGGTGCTGCGCCGCCAGCCGCCGATCGCCTGCGACGGGCTGACCGCCATCCGCTTCAACCGCCAGCGCCTCCTGGCCGTGCTGGCGCGGATCGGCGACCTGGACCTGTCCAGCGACCTGATCCTGGCGCGGATCACCGTCCAGGCCCTCGACCATCCCGAGATGATCGAGGGGGCCAAGCACCGAATGGACGAGGTCTATCACCGATAACCGCGCTCGGGCAGCGAGCGCCCGCGAGCGGCAGCGCCAAGGAAAAAACATGACCGAACCGGCCGAATTCGATCCGGCGACCACGCCCAGCGTTTCGCTCGGCGGCAAGAGCTGGCCCATCCCCGTGCTGGTCTGGCGCGACCTGAAGAAATGCCGGCGCGAGCTGATCGAGCTCAACCGGATGATCAATGACGGTCTGGCCGCCTCGGCGCCGGATCCCGACGAGGAGCCCGCCGCGCGGGGCCTGCGCCAGCTGGTGGTGATGGGCCAGGTGTTCGGCGACCTGTCGAACGACGATTTCGACCGCCTGGTCATGGGCCCGATCCACGCCGGCCTGGCCGCCGCGCACCCGACCCTGACCCGGGAGGAGCTGGAAGGCTGGCCCCTGACCGACTCCGAGCGGCAAATGGCCTGGCTGACGGTGCGCCGGCAATCCGGCCTGTTCGTCTTCGTCAGCGTCCCGGATGACGAGGCCGAGCCGGAGGACGCCGCCTCGGGGGAAGAGACCGGGGCGCCCTAGTCCCCGAGCCAAACTGGGAAGGCGTCGTCCTGCGCGCCTGTCGATACTTCGGCCACACCCGCGAATACTGGTGGAGCACGCTCACCTGGCCGCTCTACGCCGAGCTCGAGCGCGAGCTGGCGGAAAACCCGCCGGTCGATCGGCTCGTGCAAATCTATTTCGCGAGCCAGAAGTGGTGGTCGCCGCCGGGCGCAGAGGCGAACCCGGTTCGCGAGGGCGAGGACGACGACGAAGCCGGGGAGTGGGACTCCGGCCTGCCGGACGTGACGGACTAGGCGGTCTTCAGGCCTGGGGCGGCGCGGCCTGCTGGATCACCACCACCTGCGCCGGCGAGGTTAGCGCCCAGACGAACGACAAGATCCAGAACAGCACCGTCCAGCCCAGGAAGATGTTGAGCAGCGCGATCGCGGGAAGCTGGCGGTGCTTGCGGGCCATCGCGACGATGGTCGGCAGAAAGTACATCGCGAACCCCGTCAGCGCCATGATCGGGACTAAAATCGCGATAGCGCTCGTATGCATGGGCCGGTCCTCTTCGAGTAGCCGGCGAACAAGCTACGCTTGCACGCGCGCAGGGTCCAGGGGCGCGCGCGGCCCGCGCGGGGGCAATTCCGGTAGGAAAGGACGGCGCCTTGGCCAATAACGTCGCCGTCTCCATCACCGCCGACGTCGCCGACCTGCAGGTCAAGCGGGCGCTGATGTCGTCCGAGCTGAAGGCGGCGACCAAGGACCTGAACGACTTCGCCAAGCAGGCCCGGCAGGGCGGCATGACGGAGGAGCTGCGCGCCGGCATGGTCCAGGCGGCCGAGGCCGCCGGCAAGGCGCGCGCGCAGATCGCCGCGGTGGACGCCGAGGTCCGCAAGCTCGGCGAGGACAGCAAGGAAGGGGGACTGTTCGCGGGCCTCAAGGAAGGCCTGGAGTCGATCAAGGGCGGCGCCGAATCGATCAGCGGCTTTCGCGAAGCCATCGCGGGTGTCGGCGAGGCGCTGCTGGCGGCCTTCGCCGTCGAGCGCCTGACCGAATGGGCCCGGCAGATGGGGGAGGCCGGCGAGAAGACCGAGCACACCGCCCAGATCCTGGGCACGAGCGTCGGGGCGGTCCAGCAGCTGAACGCCGCCTTCGTCCTGATGGGCGTCGACGCCGACAAGGGCTTGCTGGGCATCGAGAAGCTCGACAAGTCGTTCGCCCTCGCCCGGCAGGGTTCGGCGGAGCAGGTCGCGGCCTTCAAGGCGCTCGGCGTCTCGACTAACCAGAACCTCGACCAGATGCAGAAGCTAAGCGCGGTGATGGACGGCTTCGCCCGCCAGGCCGACGGCCCGGCCAAGGTGGCCGAGGCCATGCAGCTGTTCGGCAAGGCCGGCGCGGCGCTGATCCCGTTCCTCGACCTCGGCTCGGCCGGCCTGGCCAAGCTGATCGAGCTGACGGAGCAATACGGCGTAAAGAACGACGACGCGGCCAAGAAGGCGGCCCTGCTGGGCGAGGCGTTCAACGAGAACAAGGTCGCGATGATCGGCGCGGGCAATGTACTGGCGCAAGAGTTCGCGCCGGCTCTGACGGTCACGGTTCAGGCCGTCAACAACCTGATCGCCTCCTGGGTGCGGTCCTACAAGGCCGGCGGCGACGTCAAAACCATTCTCGACTTCCTCGACTTCACCTTGAAGAATCTGGTCGCTGTCGTCGCGGACCTCGGCATCGTGTTCGACGAGGTGTTCCAGGCCATCAAGGTCGTGGTCGACACCTTCCGCGACGACTGGCGCCTGGTCGTCGATGTCGTCGAGGGCGAAGCCCAGCAGGTCGGCGACCGGTTCGTCGAGCTGGGCCATGTGCTTTACGACGCGCTCAGCCACAACGTCGTCGCCGCCGCCCGCGACATGAAGGCGTCCGAGGACCAGATGGCGGCCGACGCCCGCGCGACCGCGGCCAAGGTCAACGCCGACCTGGCGGCGATCGGCAAGGACGCCGCTCCGGACTGGGCGAAGATGAAGGGCGACGCGTCGGCCTATATGAAGTTCCTCGACGATCTCGGTCGGGGCCGGCCCAAGGCGCCCGAGATCGAGTCGACGGGCGAAGGCCGCGAGGGCGACGGCGACGGGGGGAAGGCGAAGAAGGCGCCCCAGGCGGACGCCATCCAGCAGGCGCGCGAGATTTTCGCGCAACAGGAAGCGGCCCACGCCGACTACATCCGCGACGCCACGGCGGACGAGCTGGCCTTCTGGCAGAAGGTCATCGCCGGCGAGGAGGGCGTCACCCTCAACAAGAAGGAACAGGTCGAGGCCCGAACCCAGATCGCCCGGTTGGAGCGCGAGCTCGAGGTTCGCGGCATCCAGCAGACGATCGACGAGGCCCAGGACGCCAGCAAGCGCAAGATCGAGGCGATCAACACCGAGCTCGAGGCGACCAAGAAGGCGATCCAGCAGAAGATCGCCGCCGAGGAGGACGCCGCCAAGGCCGGAAAGGTCGATCCGGGGACCGCGCAAACCGCCGTTCTCGCGCTGATCGCACAGGAGGAACAGGCCGAGATCGCCGCCGCGCGCGCCATCGAGGCCGCGCGGATTGCAGCCGACGAGGTGATCAAGGCGTCCAACGCCGCGACCTCGACCGCCTTTATCAAGGCCAGCCAGGATGAGTTCGCGGCGGCCTCGGAGTACGTCAAGGCCGAGGTCGCGGCCAACGCCACGGCCAATCAGCAGAAGCTGACGGCCGACGAGAAACACGCCAACCAGGTCGAGGCGCTTGCGAGGAAACAGGCCGAATCCTGGCGGACGGCCAATTCGGAGATCCTGTCCGCCGAAAAGGAGCTGGTCAGCGGCATCCTGGGCGGCCGCGAAAGCCTCGGCGCGATCATCGAGGGCATCGCGCTGCGGACGGCCGAAAAGGAGATCACGGCCGATATCGGCTACTGGACCGAGCGTCGCCTGCTGGAAGCCGAGGGCGCGACCGCCACCGAGGCGAAAGAGCAGGGCGTCCTGCGGCTGCACCTCTTGACCCAGACCCGGAAAACCGCCGACGTGGCCGCCAGCCAGGCCGCCCAGACCGGCGCGACCGCGACCGGCGTCGCCGCCAGGACATCGGCGGAGGCGGCCGGCGCGGCGACGTCCAAGGCGATCACCTCGACGCTGAACCAGCAGCAGATCATGGCCGACGCCGGCAAGGCGGCCTCGGGCGCCTACGCCGCCGTGGCGGGCATTCCCATCATCGGCCCGGTCCTGGCCCCGGTCGCCGCCGCCACCGCCTATGCGGGCGTCCTGGCGTTCGAAAATCTCGCCAGCCTCGACACCGGCACCAATGTCGTCCCGGCCGACATGGTCGCCCAGATCCACGCCGGCGAGCGGATCATTCCGGCGGCGGATAACCGGGACCTGATGGCGGCGGTCGCCGGCGGCGGGGGCGGGGGCGGCGGCCACACGTTCAGCTTCGGCGACTTCAACGTCCACGGCGGTCCATCCGGCATGTCGGCCGGCGATTTCAAGAAGGCCCTGAGCGACCACGCCACCCACGTCGCCAACGCGGTCCATAGCGCCGTCCGAGGCGGCTGGCGCTCGACGGCCGCGAGCCCGTTCAAGGCGGCCTAACGCTCAAGCAGCGAAGCGATTAGCGAGCGGTAGCGCCACGGAACCCGCGCTCAAGCAGCGAAGCGATTAGCGAGCGGTAGCGCCACGGAACCCGCGCTCAAGCAGCAAAGCGATTAGCGAGCGGTAGCGCCACCAACAATGACCATCACCCCCTACGTCCCCGGCTCGTCCTATTCCAGCCTGCCGAGCGGCATCTGGTACGGGGTCAACAACTATCCGGTGCTGCCCTGGCTGCCGGGGAAGTCGCCCAGCGTCAGCAAGACGCCGCAGTGGTCGAACAAGACAAAGACCGCGGCCAGCGGCCGTGAGCGCAGCACCAAGCTCTGGCCGTATCCGAAGTGGAGCTTCGAGCTCAGCTACAATGTGCTCTATCACCAGGCCGCCCGCGACGAGCTGGCGATCCTGTGGGAGTTCTTCAACGTCGCCGGCGCGTCGTTCGGCCAATGGCTGCACGTCGATCCGACGGATAATGCCGTCACGGCCGAGCGCTTCGGGACCGGCGACGGGACCACTACGGTGTTCCAGCTCAGCCGGACCATCAACAGCTGGGTCGAACCGGTCCGCGAGGCCTATTCGCCGACGTCGCCCTTCGTCTCCATCAATGGGACACCGACCGCCGTCACCTATCTGGGCGACGGCCAGGTCCAGTTCGCCTCGGCGCCCAGCGGCGGCGCCGCGCTGACCTGGACGGGTTATTTCTACTTCAAGTGCCGATTCGACGATGACGGCCTCTCGGCCTCGCAGATCGTCAACGCGTTGTGGAGCGGCAAATCCGTGAAGTTCCACAGCCTGATCGACTGATGAAGACGCCGATCGACGCGACCTCGGCCGGCGCGACGGCCGCGCTGCTGAACGGCGGCGCGGACTTCGTCATGCTGGATCTGTGGGCCATCACTCTCAGCGGCGGGGCGGTGATCCGCTGGCACGCCGGGACGGGCGACAAGCGCGCCAACGCCGCGGGGTCCTACACCTTCACGGCCGCGTCGGGCCAGCCGACCTTCGCCAACGGGACCTACGTCAAGGGGCCGCCGATCGACCGGGGCAAGGTCTCGACCAAGCTGGGGGTCGAGGTCGCGACACTGGACGCCACCTTCATCGCGAACGCGAACGACCTGATCAACGGCGTCCCGCTGCTGTCGTTCGTGCGGGGCAACGGCTTCGATGGCGCGACCGTGGTGCTCTATCGCGCCTTCCTGTCCGATTGGGGCCAACCGATCACCGGGGTGACGATCGAATTCTCCGGTCGCGTGACCACGGTCAAGAACCTGTCGCGCACGAAGTTCGACCTGACCGTCTCGGCCTGGACCGTGCTTCTGAACGTCAACATGGGGCCGGACGTCTATCAGGCCGGCTGCCTGAACACCCACTACGACGCCGACTGCACCCTGACCCAGACCTTCGTCTCGGGAACCGTCACCGGCGGCGGCACGACCGGCGGCTGCAACTCCAACCTGACCCAGGCGGACGGCTTCTTCACCAAGGGCCAGCTGATCTGGCAGACCGGCGCCAACGCGGGGCTGCGGCGGGCGGTGGCGGCCTATCTGAACAGCGGCGGCGCGATCAGCTTCGCCTTCCCGCTGCCCTATCCGCCGGCGCCCGGCGACACCTTCACGGCCTCCCGCGGCTGCCTGCTGACGACCGCCGACTGTTCGGCGCAGTCCAACCTGATCCACTTCCGCGGCCAGCCCTTCACCCCGCCGGCGGTGACCGCCGTGGTCAATGCGAGCGCCTAGGGTGCGGTACCGCTTCGAACCCACCGATGACGGCCGGGTGGACGTGATCGAGCCCGGCGGCGCGGCCGCCTGCTGGCTGCCCGGCGGCATCGCGGGCGAGATCGAGGCCGCTTACGCCGCCCAGCGCGAGCGTGACTGGGTCGTCGCCAACCAATGGATGGCCGGCGTGCTGGTCGGGATCCACGCCAGCCTCGCCTTCGGCAACCAGCGGCCGGAGGTCGAGATGGACATCCGCCGCGGGATCACGCGCTACCGCATGGGAGAGCCGCCGCGGGACTCGCCCTCAAGCAGCGAGCGCCAGCGAGCGGTAGGGCGCGACAAATGAGCGAGGCCGGAGAGCGCGCGGCGGTCGTCGCGGAAGCGCGGACCTGGCTCGGGACGCCCTATCATCACCGCGCCCTGGTCAAGGGCGTCGGGGTGGACTGCGCCCAGCTGCCGATCGGGGTCTTCGCCGGCGCCGGCCTGATCGAACGGTTCGACACGGGCGACTATCCCAACGACTGGCATCAGCATCGCGAGGAGGAGCGCTATCTGGGCGTCGTCCTGCGGTTCGCCGCCGAGATCCCGGCCGACGCGGCCCAGCCCGGCGACCTGGTGCTGTTCAAGTTCGGCCGGGCCTTCAGCCACGGCGCGATCCTGGTGGCGCCCGGCGTCGTGATCCACGCCTCGCGCAAGGACCGGGGCGTCATCCTCGATGACCTGGACCGCGACATCGACCTGATCGACCGGCCGAGGCGATTCTTCAGTTTCTGGGCGCGCTCTGCCGCGAACCCGGTTCGCGTGAACATCCCCAACGAAGCCCTGCTCTCAGGCAGCGAAGCGGTAGAGCAGGGCTAGGAATGGCCGGCCGCACCGCCTCCAACACCGTCACCCGCTATGCCGGGATCCAGGTCCAGACCTCCTCGCTGGGGGTCAATATCCCGGTGATGTGGGGCACCGGCAAGGTTGGCTGCAACCTGGTCGACTATCTGGATTTCACCTCGAAGGCCCAGAAGGCCGCGGCGTCCAAGGGCGGCTCGACCACCACGGGCTACAGCTACACCGCCACCATCATCCTGGCGATCTGCGAAGGGCCGATCGACAACATCACCACGGTCTATGTGGACGGCAAGGTCTACGCCAACGGCTCGACCTTCTCGACCGTCGCCAACACCGGCTCCAAGACCGCCACCGCCCAGGCCAACCTCAATTTCAACACCGGGGCGATCGGCCAGGCGGTCTGGTCCTACCTGACCTCGAACCATCCGACCCACGCCATCGGCTATTCCGGCCTGGCGATCGCCTACCAGAAGAACTACGCCCTCGACAGTTCGGCCTCGACGCCGAATCACAGCTTCGAGGTGGTCCGCACCGCGTCCTATGGCGTCAGCGGCACGCCCGACGCGGATCCGTCGCTGGTGGTGGCCGACTTCTTCCAGAACGCCCGCTATGGCGTGCCCAGCTGGCCCGCCTCGGGACTTCTGGGCAACCTGACCCAGTACCAGGACTATTGCCTGGCCGCGGGCCTGCTGGTCTCGCCGGTGATCGACAGCCAGCGCAGCGCCTCGGACTTCCTGACCGAGCTTTTGATGGCCACCAACTCGACCTGCGTCTGGTCGGAGGGGGTGCTGAAGTTCATCCCCTATGGCGACACGGCGCTCACGGGGAACGGCAAGACCTATACCCCGGTCAACACGGCGGTCTATGCGCTGGTCGACGACGACTATCTGATCGGCGACGGCAAGGGCGGAGACGCGGGCGACGATCCGCTGAAGGTCGATATCGAGGACCAGTCCGACGCCTATAACGCGGTGCAGTTCGAATATCTGGACCGCACCAACCAGTACAACATGGCGATCGCCTTCGCCTCGGACGCGGCCAATGTCGCCCAGTACGGCGAGCGCCGGAAGGACCCCGACACCGTCCACTGCATCGGCACCCCGGCGGTGGCGGCCCTGTCGGTCCAGCTCTGGCTCCAGCGCACCCTCTATGTCCGCGCCCAGTACAAGTTCACCCTGGACTGGTCGTTCGCGCTTCTGGAGCCGGGCGACATCGTCGAGCTGACCGATACGGACCTGGGCCTTAGCGCCTATCCGGTCCGGATCATCCAGATCGACGACGACGAGGACGCCTGCCGCGAGATCACGGCGGAGGATTTCCTGGGCGGCGTGGCCCACGCGCCGCTCTACGCCATGCAGACCGGCGGCGCGCCGGCGCGCAACACCAGCATCGACCCGGGCGGCGTCGAAGCGAACCTGCTGCTGCATTCGGACGATCCGACGCAAAGTTCGTGGTTCGACGTCGGCATCACGATCGGCGCGGCGGCCGGCAATGATCAATACGGCTTGGCGACGGCCGCGAACATCATCCCCTCGGCGACGAGCGGCGTGCATGGCCTGGCGCAGGCTTTCAACGCCTTCGCCGGGATCAACTACACCTATTCGGTCTGCCTGAAGCAGGGCGCGCACCGCTACACTCAGATTCAGATCAGCGACAACGTCGCCAACGCGATCTTCGCGACCATCGACCTGCAGACCGGCGCGGTGCTCGCGCAGGGCGCCTATGGCCCGAACGCCGTGCTCGTCGGCGCGACGGTCAACACGACGCTGGTGAGCGGCATCTGGCAGGCGGTCCTGACCGGCGCGAACACCGCCGGCGGCACGCTCTATGCCTACACGCTGTCGCTGGATGCGAGCCAGAACGTGTCCTGGACCGGCGACGGGTCCAACGCCTTCCAGGTCAGCCAACCGATGATCTGCCAAGGCGTCGCGCCCTGGCCGGTCTACGCCGCCACCACGACCGAGCACGCCCAGCCTCTGTTGTTCAACCCGCCGGCGGTGCTGAACGACGGCGGCAGCCAGGTCTTCGCGGCCGTCGCGGGCGGCCCGAACTGGGGCGGCGCCTATGTCTGGCTGTCCCTGGACGGCTCGAATTACAGCGAGGTCGGCGTCATCAACTCGCCGGCACGCTACGGCGTCCTGACGGCCAACTTCCCCAGCGCGGCCGACCCCGACACCACGGACACGTTGAGCGTCGATCTGGGCTGGTCCGGCGGGACGCTGCAGGGCGCCTCGGCCGGCGCGGTCAACAACGGCGCGACCAACAGCCTCTTGAGCGCGTCCGAAATGGTCGGGTTCCAGAGCGCGACCCTGACCAATCCCTGCCGCTACAATCTCGGGACCTCGATCCGCCGCGGCTTCATGAACTCGGCCATCTCGGCGCACGCGGCGGGGACCTTTTTCGTCCGGCTCGACGAATCGATCTTCGACTTTCCCTATTTCGCCGTCAGCGTCGGGCAGACGGTCTATGTCAAGTTTCAGAGCTTCAATCTCTATGGCCTCGCCGCCGTCGACCTGTCGGACTGCATCGCCTATTCGATCCAGCCCGAACCGGTCGGCCCGGCGGCGCCCCAGGCGGGGAACTGGGCCGTCACGGGCGGCGTGGTCTCGGCCAACGGCACCAACATCCCGGCCCTGTTCGTGGCCGGATCCTGCGAGAACGGTTCGGCCAGCGCCCTCTTGCTCTACGAGCGCACCCACGGGACCGCGACCTGGAACTCGGCGGGCTCCCTCGGCCCGACCGACACCAATTTCGAGATCACCGGCGTGCCCAGCGCCACGGGCTGCGACGTCGGCATCGCCTACCAGCTGCCCGGCGGCGTCGTCACCGCCATCACCCAGATCGGGACCAATGTCGTCACCGGAACCGCCCAGGCCGGCGCGCTCTATAACCAGGGCGCCCTGGCCACGCTGAACACCGTGACGACCGGCCAGGTGACCGGCCTCGCCCCCGCCGCGACGGACACGACGATCGCGGCCGGCGCGACCAACAACCAGGTCTATGTGCTGCCGTCCGATCCGACCGGATCGCCCTATTTCGACACGGTGATCGACGGCGCCTTCTGGGTGAACTCGAACACTGGAATCGCCTACGTCCGAAAGAGCGGGGCCTGGGTGGCGCTCAGCGGCACCTATGTCTCCGGAACCGAGCTGCTCAACGCCGGGCCGGGAACGGGGATGACCTATCCCGTGCCCTCGACCTATCCCGGGACGACGCTGCGGATCGTCGTCACCGGCGGCGACGGCGGCAACAGCGGCAATGTCACGACCCAGTATGGCGGGTCGGCCGACAGTTTCTCGGCGATCGTCAACGTCACGCCGGGCAGCACGGTCATCAGCTATGGCGGGGGCGGGGCGGGGACGAACGGCGTCGGCGCCCACGCCGGCGGCGGCGCGGGCGGCGCCATGAGCGCCTCGGTCAGCGGCTCCTTCTCCATCACCGCCGGCGGCGGGGCGGGCGCGACGGGGGCCGGGACCGGCGCGCCAGGCGCGGGCGGCACGGCCAGCTTCTCCGGCTCGGGCATCGTCTCGCACGTCGACACGCCGGGCTCGACGGGCGGCGGCACGAACAGCGGCGGCGGCTTCCAGGTCTTCGTTCCTTAAGGGCGCCCCCGTGACCATCACCGCGACCTTCGCCAACATGACCGCCGACGGAACGGGCTACGTCTTCACCTTCGACAACGCCGGAACGCCCTACGGCTCGGTGACCGTCTATTCGGACAGCCTCGCCGACGCTGAGGCCGCGGCCGCCGTCCAGTGCGCCAACTTGACCGCCGTGCTCGCGCTCTCGCCGCCCACGCCCTAGCGCCCCCTGGAGATCGCGATGAATAGACTCCCGTCCATCCTGGGCGCCCGAACCCTATGCCTTGGCGCGCTCGCCGCCTTTGTCGCCGCGGGCGCTGCGAACCCGGTTCGCGCCCAGAGCAGCACGACCGACCAGCCGAGCACCTATCAGGACTCGTTCGGCCACACCCAGCTCGCGATCAGCGTGAACCTGATCGGCCGGGATTCGCAGGACAACCACGTCTGTATCGTCGGCGGCCCGGACGCCAATTGCCAACTCCAGGTCCAGAACAACGCCATCGCCGCGGCCGGGGCCTATGCCGACGGCGCGTTGGCCACCCTGGGCTATACGACGGACTCGGCCTGGTCCGGATCCGGCTCGTGCACGGCGATCGCCTGCTGGAAGGCCGCCGACCAGTATCTCTCGGCCTTGGTGAACGGCCTCTCGAACGTCCCGCCCGTGACGCCGCAGGGCATCGCCACCGGCGCGGCGACGGACTTCGGTTTCGTCACGACCACGAGCACCAACGCGACGCTGATCGGTACGGCCGGGGTGCACACGGTCTATGGCCTGGGATGCTTCAACACGACGACCACGATCGCCTATCTACGCGTCTACGATTTAGGCGTCGCGCCAACGCCGTCGTCCGCCACCGGCTTCCTCTATTCGATCCCGTGCGCGCCCGCCTCGGCTTCCGGCTTGGTCGGCGGCGAGACGATCCCCATCGGAGCCGTGGGGGTGAAGCGCGCGAACGGCCTGGCGTTCGCGGTCACTGGCGGGGGCGGTTCGACCGACAACACCGCTGCGCCCGCCGGCGTCTATGTCTACGGCTCGGCCTTTGGGTCGCCGTTCTGATGCGCCTTCGCCCCGCGCTCCTGGCGGCGTCGGCGCTCGCGCTCGCCCTCGCGGCCGCGCCGGCCGGCGCCGCCATCACCATGGCTAGCGTCTCGGCGGGGTTCAACACCTCCGGCGGGACGACGGACTCCGGTCATATCCTGCTCAACGCCAACGTGGCGACCAGCGAACTGCTGGTCGTGGCGGCGCACACCCACAACACGAGCGGCGCGATGCAGCCCACCGACTCGTGCGGCGATGCGTTCTCGACCGCCGGCCCGCAGACGGTCAACGGCGACGAGATCCAGTTCTGGTGGGTCTACCCCTCCTGCGCCATGGCCTCGGGAACGGCCTGGGTCGACATCGCCAACTCGGTCAGCCAGACCCTCGACATGGGCGCGGCCAAGATCACCGGCCAGTCCTCGACCTATTTCGACCAGATCGCCGGCGCCCAGACCGGGACCGCGACCAGCTCGGCGGCGATCACCCCGGCGCCCGCCACGGCCGCCCTGGCCCAGCCGGCCGAGGTGGCCATCGGCGTGCTGCTGGTGGTCGCCGGCGGCACGGACGGCACGCCGACCCAGACCGGCTTCACCGCCCTGACGCCCCAGGTCGGCGCGGTCGGACAGCGCTATTTCGCCTGGGGCTGGCAGCTGACCGCGGCGACGACGGCGGTCAGCTATGCGCCGACCCTCGCCTCGTCCACCTCGCGGACTTACGAGGCGGCCCTGATCGCCTTCAAGGCCAACAGCCCGACCTACGGCCCTGGCGGCCTGACCCTGAAGGGCTGCTGCTGATGAGGCCAGGCCATCCCGTCAGCCGGCGCGGCCTGGTCGCGGCGCTGATGGCCACGACCATGTGCTCGAGCGCGTCCGAGGCGGCCAACCGCCTGCGCCTGCTGTGGATCCCGCGCGTCACGCCGAACCTTCTCGTGGCGGCCAGCCGGAACATCGGGGCGAACACCAAGGCGACCCATTCGGGCGTCCCGCTGACCACCACCATGCTCGCGCCGGGCGCGACCATCCCCATCCTGGACCACTACACGGTCACCCAGACGTCCGGGCCCAGCGGCTATTTCCAGACGGCGGTCAGCGGCGGCTCGGTTCTGGCCACGGGCGTGCCGGCGACCGTCGCGGCCTCGGGGATCACGCCGGTGCCCACGACCACGGGCGCGAACAATGTCCTTGGCTCGTTGAGCGGGACGACCAGCTTCACCTTCACCGTCATCGCCTACGACGCCAGCAGCAACGTGCTCGGCACGGCGACCCTGACCTATAACCTGGTCACCAGCTTCGTCCGCCCGGCCTACACCCTGCAGCAGGGCCGGATCAGCGCCGCCTCGTCCGGCAACGCGGCGATGGGCGCCTACACCTTCACCAAGGTCGCGACGGTTTCCTCCGCGACCGAGCTCAACGCCTATAACAATGCGGCGAGCGGCGACTGCGCCTTCCTGGCCAGCCTGAACGGGTCGGCCTACCAGGCGCTGTTCTATTCCAAGCAGCCGGGGACCGGCGCCAGCGACACCAAGCGCTGCATCATCACCTCCGAGTTCGGCGCGTCGAACCCGACCACTCTGCTTGGGGTCTACTATAACGGCAGCGCCTCGGCGCCGACCTATCGCTGCGAAGACATCAACCTGATCTTCCAGCCGACCCCGATTTCGAGCCCGGTGCAGAACTGCATCGGCTTCGCCTTCGCCAACGACTGCCACAGCTTCAACGCCTTCGGGATCGGCAACAGCTTCCAGGGAACCGCGGCCTTTCTGACCACGGCCGGCCGCTGGCTGAACAACCAGACTCAGCCCCATGGCGTCTCGTTCGGCCTGAACAACGGCAATTCGACCAACTGCTCGGTGCAGGGCGCGGACTTTGTCAGCGTAATCGGCAACCAGTGGCTCGGGCCCTGGAACAATTGCGTGCTGGAAAACTGCACCCAGCAGCTTTCGGGCGTCGACCAGCTATCCTTCGACGGCCAGGGACCGAACAACACCCTCGGACCGGCCCAGGTGGTCAACTGCCTGTTCGGCCGCCCGGGCTGGGGCTACGCCCACCCCGACTTCGGCCAGATCCAGACCGGCACGACCGCCTGGGGCTACGAGACCACCTATGGCGCCCTGAGCTTCATCAACTATCGCCAGCATCAGTTCGACGGCCGGGGCACCGCTCACGGCGGACCGTTCCAGGGCACGCCGATTCTGACCGGCATCGCCAAGTTCAGCTCCCTCTTCGTCGGCGGCGGTCACGTTTATAACGGCCTGGAATCCCACGGCCTGGACATCACCGACCAGCCGAACATCAAGCTCTATGGCTTCGGCCTCTATCGCGCCATGCAGGGCGTCCCGGGCGGCCTGAACAGCCCAGGCGGGACGGCCAACACCTCGCCCTACACCATCGCCGGCGGCGGCGCGCACGACGGCTACGGCACCGCCCAGTACGAGATCACCCACAACCAGGATGTCTTTCCCTCGATGCCCTATGTCTCGGGCACCGAGCAGCTCTACGGGCCGCTGAACTTCAACCCCGGCTATGTCCGCGGCGGCTACCAGACGCCGACGGTCGGTCAGAATCCCTCGGTCGCGGCCGGCGACAGCTTCACCATGTCCAGCCCCGGCGCGGTGACCTTCACCGTCACCTTCACCGCCGTGGCCGCGTCGGCCACCTCGGCCGCGTCGATCGCCGCGCAGATCAGCGCGGCGGCGTCGGCCGCCGGCAACACGTCGGTGCTCGCCTCGACCTTCGCCACCGGTCTGCAGGCGCCGAACAACGCCACGATGCTGCAGCTTTCGGATAACAACGCCAACCCGATCACCCTGGTCGACACGGTCCCGGGCACGCTGGCCAAACTCGGCCTCACGGCGGGGACCTTCGGCGCGGGCTGGGGCGGCGTCGTGCGCTGCGGCATCAGCCAGGGCGGCCACTACTTCGGCTATCCGAACACCCCGGCCGGCCTGACCCTGGACTACTACAATCGCGGCAAGGCCTCGAGCGCGACGCCGCCCAACTACGGCAATGTCGCCAGCCAGGACGACATGAGCGGCTTTTTATCCGCGCCCAACAACAACACGATCAACTGGGCCAGCTACTTCTCGGGCCTGACCCTCAAGGGCGTGGCGCTGGACGGGAACACTTTCACCGTCACCTCGCCGAAAGCCTCCTGGCGCGCGGCGCTGCAGGCGGCCGAGGCCGAGTGGATCGCCATGTACACCCCGCTGAGCTATGCCAACTGCACGACCGTCGGCGGCGTGTTCGAGTCGCTCGATCGCCAGGACGGCACCTGGAACAGCCCGCTCACCGGCGCCGGCAAGTGGAACCAGTACGGCCTGGCGACCCTGGCGCTGAACCTGCCGGGCTCGGCCTCGGGCGGGGCGACCGTGAACGGGACGGTGAACCTGGTCGCGATCGGCGGATCGCCGGACTGGGATCCCTACAACACCGGCATCCTCGGCCAGGACGTGGTCTGCGCGATCAAGGTCAATGGAACGACAGTCCAGACCGTAACGATCTCGGCCGGGACGACCTCGGCCGCCGTCGCGTTCACCATGCCCGGGACCGGCAACGCGGCTATCGCCACCGCCAATGATTCCGGGCTGCTCGACCAGAGCGCCACGGTCACCGGGACGGGCAGCGGCGGCCCGAACCCGCAATTCTTCTTCCCGGACGGCACCAATCTGATCCACGTCCCGCTCGCCGCCTAAGAGGTCCCCGTCATGAAAATCCGCCACATCGGCGCCCTCCTCGCGGGGGCGGCGCTCTTGCTCTGCGCGCCGCTGGCCCAGGCCGCGTGCTTCACGCAGCCCACCTATGGCTCGCTGACGGGCAAGGATGCGTCATCGACGACGCAGACCCTGCAGATGTTCAGCGGAACCAATCTGGTTCCGTTGAGCCTGTCTCAAGGGCTCCTGACGGGCGGCGGCATCTCGGCGATCGAGTTGGATGCGAACTGCTTCCTCAACGTCGATATCCAGGCCGGCTCCGTCGCGCTTCTCGCCGGGAGCGCCAAGGTTGGGGTCGTCACGACCGACCAGACCACCCCCGGCACGACCGATCTGGTCCACGCCGCGCAATCCGGAAACTACAACGTCGGCGGCCTGACGGGCGTCGGCCAGGTCGGATCGATCACCCGGGTCGCCAATACAACCGCCTATACCGGCAACCAACTGATTTGCCTCTTTACGTCCGGGACCGCCTGCGCGCCGATTCAGGTGACGATCGCGGGCGCGAACGGCGCGACCGGGACGCTTGGGCGGGTGATGCTGGAAAAGAGCGGCTCCAGCACCGCCGGCCAGTTCACCATCTGGCTGTTCAGCGCCGCGCCGACGACGACCGGCCTCTTCGACGCTTCGGCCTATGTCGGGCCCTACGCGGCGGACATCACGTCAGGGGCCTATCTCGGCTCGCTGGCCTGCACGTCCGGCCAAGCGACCAATGACGGGACCGCCCAGGTCTTCTACGAATGCACGCCGAACGTCCCGCAGGGCTGGATTCAATACCAGACCTTGAGCGGACAAACCTATGTCGATGCGCTGATCAGCGTGACCAATGCCTACACCCCCGCGTCCGGCGAGGTGTTCAAGATCGTCGCCAACAGCATCCGGGACAAGTGATCGTGCGTGTCCCAGCCTTCATTCTCGCCGTTCTGGCGTTCGTTTCGGCGAGCGCCACGATCGCCGCGCCCGTCAACGGCGTGCCAATCCCCCAGCGCACCGCGCAGGGCTCATGCGCGGCCTACCAGCTCTATGCGAGCTTCAACGGCTCGGGGTTCAACTGCTACAAGGGTCGCCCCGCGCCGGCGCCGCCCGGCCTGACCGGGTTCACCGGCTCCGGCGGGTCGGTCTCGGGAACCGGCGCCACCGTCCGCTACGCCGCCAAGACCGACGGCTCGCTCCAGTCGTTCGCCAACGGCGTCCTCCGCATCACCAATGCGGGCCTGACGGCCGAGGGCGCCAGCGAGAACGCGGTGATCCAGTCCCAGGCGTACAACAACGCCTCCTGGACCAACACGTTTAGCAATATCGCGATCGTCGACAACACGACGGACCTGAATTCGCCGGATGGCACGCACGACGCCAGCCGCGAGACCTGGACCGGCACCAACGGCCGGATCGAGGGTCAGAACGTCGTCACCGGCGATGGCGTCACCGCCTGGACCTGTTCGATCTATGTCCACGCGGGAACGACCACGACCGCGCAGCTCGCGGTTTGGGATTCCAGCATCGCCGGACCGACGATCAAGGTCACCGGCCTGGGCGGCACGCCGTCGCTCACGCCGACCGGCGCGGTGAACAGCGGCTCGGTCGCGGGGCCGAACGGCTGGTTGGAGATCTGGGTCAGTTGGGTTCCGACCAACGCCGACGCCTATCACCCCGTATTCGCGCCCGACGACGTCTTCGGATCGCCGGCGCCCACGGTCGGCGACAGCGCCTATTTCTATGGTGCGCAGTGCGCGCCGGGCAGCAAGCCGCTCAGCTACATTCCGACGACGACGGCGATCGTCACCCGTTCGGCCGACCTGGCCGGTCTGACCCAGGCCACGCCCAGCACGCCCTACGCCTCGGCCTCGCCCTGGGTCGTCAGCTACGGTTCGGGGCCGATCGTGACGGTCCAGCCCACATCGCCCACCCTGGCGATCGGCAGCGGCGCGACGGGCCCTTGGAGCGGTCTGCCGATCCAGTCGGTCTCGATCCTCAAGCAGACGGTCGCCGTCCCGGCCCAGGCGCTCGCCGCGGGCATGACCCAGCTGACCCTCGACTCATCGACGCTGACGGCGGCGAACGTCGATGTGCAAAGCGCGAGCGCGAATTGCACCCCCGGAAAACAATGGTTCCTGGCCAACGGCATCGAGGGCGCGTCGGGGATGAATTCGTCCCACGTCGTGTTCAATTCCGATGGCAGCGCCACGATCGGCGCGCCGCCGAACATCTATTCCGGCCCGCTGACGACCGGCGGCTATACCTCCGCCAGCCCCTATCTCTGCGGCACGGCCTATGGCGGCGGGGGCTATTTCGAGGCGGCGTTCAGCTATAATCCCAACACCGTCAACGTGACGATCGGGGAGAGCTGGCCGTCGTGGTGGCTGGCAAGCTTCGCCCACCAGCTCTCGGCCGACGGCTTCGGGTCGGACCTTTGGCCGGGCGACGCTAGCAGCGATGAGCACTTCGGCGAGCCCGACATCTTCGAGGGGTATGTCAGCACCACCTCGAGCTTCAGCTTCACCATCGCCAGCAACGTCCTGACGGTCACCGGCTTCTCTGGGACGGCCCTGGCGGTCAACACCCAGATCGTCGGCCCGGGTATCGCGGCCGGAACGCATATCACGTCCCTTGGGACCGGTACGGGCGGCAACGGGACGTACAATCTCAGCACGACGCCCAACGTCTCGACCAGCACGGCCGGCTTTGGGACCACCTTCGCCAACGTCCAGACCGCGACCCAGGCGCTGCACGACTGGTACGGCAAGCTCGGCGCGAGCACGCCGTCCTGCGCCTCGGGCTATTGCGATGGGAATTCGGGATCGTTCAACGATTACACCCAGCTTCCGGGCTTGCAGACCTTTTCCGGCCAGATCCATACCGCCGGGCTGCTGTGGATCCCCGCCACATCGACGACGATCGCCAACGGAACGCTCGCCAAGTATCTCGACGGCAATCTGATCCGTGTCATCCATTACACGTCCTGCCCGAGCGGCTACGCGCCGCCGCCGACCGGCCAGACCTGGCTATTCTGCGTCTTCGATATCGACCGCTTCGTCGTCAATGTCGGCGCCGGGCAGTCCTCGCCCATGCGGGTCTATTGGGCGCACGCCTGGCAGAATCCGGCGACGATGAACAATCTCCGCAACGGCGACTGACGCGCCGCGAACCAGTTCGCCCGCTCAGCCGGCGGGAACGAGCTCGGCTTCCAGCGCGCGGGTCACGGCGCCGGCGTCGACGCGGATGACCTTCAGGTAGGCGCGGGTGGATTGGTCGGGGGCGCGCCGGCCCTGCTCCCAGTCGCGGACCGCCGCGGCCGAGAAGCCGAAGCGCCGGGCGAACTCGGCCTGGGTCAGGCCGCCCAGCGCCTTGCGCATCGCCTTGGTGTCGATCTCGGCGGGGATGTGGACCACGAGGCCCGGGACGTCTTCGCCGCGCACATGCGCGAGCACCTCGCCCAGGCCCTCCATGAGCCCTTCGAAATCCTTGTTGTTCATGTCGGTTACCTCGGTTTCTGGAATCGTCGTCGTCGTCAGCTCGGCAGCTTGGCGGCCTCCTCGATGGCCTTGGCGACCTTCGCCAGACCGTTCACCTGGGCCTTCGTCAGGTTAGAGGCTTGCCCCTTCGACAAGACCCAAAGCAGGGACACGGCCGACGGCCGGAACGTGGAAGGTGATCAGCCGATAGCCGCCGTGATCTCGGCGTCCGTCATGCCCGCGTTTTTGGCGGAGCGTTCGAAGGCGTGGGTTTCGATCACCGTTTCCATGAGCCTGTTATACGGCAATGCCGTAGCTGGCGCAAGTGAAAACTACGGCAACGCCGTAGTTCTGTCTTCCCCCCCGGAGTCTCCCATGACCGACCAACCGCCGATCCCGGCGGCGCCCGGCGCCACGCCCGGGCGCGCCGCGCGGATCGCCAGCGCGGCGACCGCGATCGCCCACGCCTTCGGCCCCTATGTCATCGCCCTGGCCTGCCTGGGGGTCGTGGTCAGCCCCTTGAATCTGAGCCCGCTGGCGACGGACTTCGTCAAGCTGCTGTTCGGCGGCGCGCTGATCGCGATCAATCCGACCCGGGCGATCGCGCCATGAGCTTCGCCGCCTGCCTGCCCGTCATCCTGGCCAGCGAGGGCGGTTACGCCGTCGACCAGGGCGGCCCCACCAACCACGGCGTCACCCAGGCCGCGCTCTCGACCTGGCTGCGCCGTCCGGCGACGATCGCCGAGGTCCAGGCGCTGACGCCGGCGAGCGTCGCGCCGCTGTACCAGGCCAACTTCTACAACGCCGCCCATTGCCCGGACTGCCCGACCGGCCTCGACCTGATGGTCTTCGACGAGGCCGTCAATGAGGGCGTCGGCCGCGCCATCCAGCACCTGCAGGCGGCGGTCGGCGTCACGGTCGATGGTCTCTACGGCCCGGCCACCCAGGCCGCGGTCGAGGCCTGCGACCCGATCGCCGCGATCCACCACATCCACGACACCAACGCCGCCTTCTACCAGAGCCTCGACGCGAAATACCCGCAGGACGAAGGCGGCTGGCAGGCCCGCAACGACCGCACGCGAGATCTCGCGCTCGCCATGGCCCAGGCCGCGCTGGCTACCGGCGCGCCGGTCCCGGCCGATCCCTGAACGACCCGTCACCCAGCCGCCAACAGCACCCCGCGCGCCCCGTCCGGCTGGCGTGAACGACGCCGCGCGCACCCCTCAAGGAACAGCACGATGAAACGAACCCTCGCGGGCCTCGCTTGCGCCGCCGCCCTGGCGCTCGCCAGTTGCGGCACAACCACCATGATCACGGTCGGCCAGGCCGACGCCGTGTCCTGGTCGGCGATCGACGCCGCCTCGGTCGCCCTGGACAAGCTGGTCAAGGCCGGCGTGACCACCAAGGCCGAGAACCAGACCATCGCCAAGGATCTGCCGAAGCTGGTCGCCGCGATGACGGCCGCCGACGCCGCCTACACCGCTGGCGTGACCGGGACGGCCACGGCCCAGATCACCGCGGCGGCGGCGCTGTTGGCGGACCTGACGATCATCCTGACCAACCACGGCGTGACCGCGCCGGCCGCCACGTCCTGAACGGAGAGACCGCCATGGAAGCCGAAGCCGTCGCCCAACTGATCATCACCGGGATGAGCGCCGTCCCGCAGATGATGGCGATCTGGAGCCAGATTCAGGGCTCCGTATCCGCCACCACCCAGGCCCAGGTCACCGCCGCGATCGCGTCGGCGCGCGCCTCCGCCCTCGCCGATGTCGCCACGCTGGAGAGCGATCTCACGGCGGCGGGCGCCTGACCCCAACCCTCATCCAAAGGACTCGCCCCGGGCCGCTGGGCCCCGCTCTCTCGGCCGGCCGGCCGCCG